ATCTAAGGGGGAGATTCTTATGCCTTGGAAAGACTTCAACAAGAACATGTCAATATCTGTGGAATATAACATTTCATGGTAAAATGCAAAGTGTATTTAACTACCTTGTAACACCGCAAGGAGGCAGAACGACAGGGCAGACTACAATTGAAGGACAAGAATTACTATTAAACACTGAGTTACAAAACCACGAGTATTCAAATAGAATAGGGGTTATACTAAGTTTACCTCTAGCTAAAAAATACCAAGAGCTTCGAGAAGGAGATGAAGTGATATTGCATCACAATGTATTTAGAAGATTTAGAGATGTAAGAGGTGAAGAAAAAAATAGTAAAAGCTATTTAACAGAAGAAACTTATTTGGCACAGCCGGATCAAGTATACGCATACAAAAGAGGCGGTGAATGGAAAGCTTTGGAAGGCTTTTGTTTTGTTGCCCCCATTAAGGAAACTAAAATGTTTTCTATTGAAAAAGAAAAACCACTAATAGGCGTGGTTAAATATTGTACTTGCGGCTTAGAGGTAGATAATATAGTAGGGTTTATACCTACATCAGAATACGAGTTTATTATAGAAGGGCAGAGGTTATACCGAGTACCCACGAATTCAATTACAATCAATTATGGACATAAAGGAAACGAAGAGGAATATAATCCTAGCTGGGCAGAAAGCAGTTGAAGAATTAATAAAGGTAGCTAAAGAAGCTATCGTAGATTCGGACGACGACATATCAGCAGACAGGCTTAAGAATGCAGCGGCTACAAAAAAGCTGGCTATATTCGATGCTTTCGAAATCCTAAACCGTATTAATGATGAGCAAAGAGCTTTAGATGGTAGGCCAAAAGAGGAAGCTGAAAAAAAAGATTTCAAAGGCTTTGCTGAAAAAAGATCTAAGTAATGTATACGCAGGATCTATACAATATAATAACACCTATTAAGCCAAATACTATATCTAGATTAAATAGAAGCAGAAAATGGGAGTACGGTTATAACAAGGAACACGACGTTGTTGTTATAAGCAGAACAGGTAAGATAGGGGAAATATACAATATACAAGGTTTAAAAATTGCTTTGCCAGCAGTTCCTGCTAAGGTAAGTAAAGAAACCAACAAATGGACACCGGAGGAATATCCTAAAGAGTTAAAAAGTATTAATAGTATATTTGATTGGCGAGATTATCCAGATGAATTTAAAGAAACTTGGGAAAAATATATAGATGAGCAATTTAGAAAAAGAGAGGAAGGTCATTGGTTCAATAATAGAGGTGTGGCTACTTACATTACTGGTACTCACTTTATGTACCTGCAGTGGTCCAAGATTGACGTTGGGCAACCTGACTTTAGAGAATCAAACAGATTATTCTACATATTCTGGGAAGCTTGCAAAGCAGACAAAAGATGTTATGGAATGTCCTACCTCAAAAACAGACGATCTGGATTTTCTTTTATGGCTTCCGGCGAGACTGTTAACCAAGCAACAATATCTTCAGATGCTCGATTTGGAATACTGTCCAAGTCTGGGGGTGATGCAAAGAAAATGTTTACAGACAAAGTTGTACCAATATCGATTAACTATCCATTCTTCTTTAAACCAATCCAGGATGGGATGGACCGCCCCAAGACAGAACTCGCCTACAGAGTCCCTGCATCAAAGTTTACAAGAAAGAAACTTGACTCTAACACCGCAACGGAAGACATTGTCGGGCTTGACACTACAATCGACTGGAAAAACACAGGTGACAACGCATACGATGGTGAAAAACTAAAATTATTAGTACACGACGAAAGCGGTAAATGGGAAAGACCAAACAATATACTTAATAACTGGCGAGTAACAAAAACTTGTTTAAGACTAGGTAGTAGAATTATAGGTAAGTGTATGATGGGATCAACCTCAAACGCTTTAGATAAAGGAGGAGAAAACTTTAAGAAGTTATACAACAGCTCTGACGTAACAAAAAGAAATGCGAACGGACAAACAAAGTCTGGACTGTATTCTTTGTTTATTCCCATGGAGTGGAATTACGAGGGGTTTATTGACGAATACGGGCAACCAGTATTTAATAGACCGCCAGAAGGCACCGTAGGGCCACACGGAGACGTTATAGAAGTCGGAGTCATCGAGCACTGGAATAATGAGGTAGAAGGATTAAAAGGCGACCAGGACGCTCTAAACGAGTTTTACAGACAATTCCCTAGAACAGAAGAACACGCTTTCAGAGATGAAACAAAAAATAGTATATTTAATTTAGCAAAAATATACGAACAAATAGATTATAACGAAGACTTAGGCAACAGTAATGTGCTGACAAGAGGAAGTTTTCAGTGGGAACACGGTGTTAAAGATACGAAAGTAATATTTAATCCAAACCCCCAAGGTAGGTTTTTAATTTCTTGGACACCTAGTTATAATATTCAAAATAGGCAAACTACACGTAATGGTATAAAGTATCCAGGTAACGAACACATGGGGGCTTTTGGCTGCGATAGTTATGATATATCCGGAACAACAGACGGAAGAGGATCTAAAGGAGCTTTACACGGATTAACTAAGTTTAGTATGGAAGATGCTCCTCCGAGTACTTTCTTTCTGGAATATGTAGCAAGACCGCAAACAGCAGAAATGTTTTTTGAAGATGTGCTAATGGCATGTGTATTTTACGGTATGCCTTTATTGTGTGAAAACAATAAGCCGAGGCTTTTATATTATTTTAAAAGAAGAGGCTATCGCGGATACTCAATGAACAGACCTGATAAGCTTTGGAACAAGCTGTCGGTAACAGAAAAAGAAATTGGCGGAATACCAAACTCAAGTGAAGATATAAAGCAAGCTCACGCAGCGGCTATTGAAATGTATATAGATAGACACGTCGGTTTAAATGAAGAAGGCCAGTATGGCACAATGTACTTTAACGAAACACTAAACGATTGGTCTAAGTTTGATATAAATAACAGAACAAAATTTGATGCTGCTATTAGTTCTGGTTTAGCTATAATGGCTTGTAATAAAGATTTATATAGGCCAAATAATAAAATACAAAGACAGGTCGTTAATTTAAGATTTGCAAAATATTCTCACGAGGGTACGACATCAAAAATAATAAAAAAATAATATGGCGAATAGCGTAACAAATAGTTTTTTCCCTAGCCAGGTGGTAAGTGATCAGGAGAAAGTTTCTCAGGATTACGGATTGCGAGTTGGTAGAGCGATTCAAAATGAATGGTTCAGCAGCAACTCGGGTGTAACTCGCTTCAGAAGTAATCAAAATTCTTTTCATACATTAAGATTATATTCAAGGGGTGAACAGCCAGTACAGAAATATAAAGATGAACTTTCCATAAATGGTGATTTATCTTATTTAAACCTCGACTGGAAACCGGTTCCAATATTATCAAAATTTGTTGATATAGTTGTTAATGGTATTGCTGACAGATCTTTTGATATTACTACTTATTCGCAGGACCCTTACGGCGTAAGCAAGAGGACTGCTTATATGGAGTCTATTATAAGAGACAAGCAAACAGAGGAATTAAATAACTTTGCTCAAGAAAATTTTGGTATTAATCTTTTTGAAAATCCACCGGAAACTTTACCAGATTCTCAGGAAGAGCTTGATATACACATGCAGCTTACTTACAAGCAAGGCATAGAAATAGCTGAAGAAACCGCGCTTAACACGCTGTTAGACGAAAATAGGTACGACTTAACAAAAAGAAGAACTTACTTAGATTTAGTAACACTAGGTATAGGTGCTGTTAAAAATAACTTTTCAGAGTCAGAAGGAGTAACTGTTGATTATGTTGATCCAGCTTATTTAGTATATTCTTATACAGAGGACCCTTATTTCCAGGACATATATTACGCTGGAGAAGTTAAGTTTGTGCCAATAAATGAAATTAAAAAACAATTTCCTGAATTAACTCAAGATCAATTAGAAAAAATTAAGCAACAAGGAACGCAGAATTACGGAGTATTTGATCAAAGCGTAAGCAACCAATATAACAACAATAGGGACTCAAACGTTATACAAGTTTTATATTTTAATTATAAGACTTATATGAATGAGGTATATAAGGTTAAAGAAACAGCAACAGGTGCTAGTAAAATAATAGTGCGAGATGATCAATTTGATCCTCCAGTAGAAATGCTAGAAGAACAATTCGGCAAAATGTCAAGATCTCTTGAAGTGCTTTATGAAGGCGTTATGATTGTTGGCACAGATATAATGCTTAAGTGGGAAATGGCAAAGAATATGATGCGCCCTAAAAGTGATGTATCTAAAGTTAAAATGAATTACGCGATTACTGCGCCCAGAATGTACAAGGGCAGAATAGAATCGTTAGTAAGCAAGTGTACAGGGTTTGCTGATATGGTACAACTAACTCACTTGAAATTACAGCAAGTGCTCCAAAGAATGATACCCGATGGAGTATACCTTGATGCTGACGGTATCAATGAAGTTGACTTAGGCAATGGAACAAATTACAATCCGCAAGAGGCATTAAATATGTTTTTCCAAACGGGTTCTATAATAGGTAGGTCGTTTACACAGGATGGGGATATGAATCCCGGTAAAGTTCCTATACAAGAGGTACCAACCGGAAGCGGCGGTGCAAAATTGCAAACATTAATTGCAACTTACAACTATTATCTACAAATGATAAGGGATGTAACCGGTCTAAACGAAGCAAGAGACGGATCTACGCCGGACTCTAGAGCATTAGTTGGTGTACAAAAGCTAGCTGCAGCTAACTCAAATACCGCAACTAGACACATACTTGATTCGGGATTATATTTAACAAGAGAACTTTGCGAATGTTTATCTTTAAGAATATCAGATATAATAGAGTACCATCCAGCTAAGGAAGCTTTTATAACCAAGATAGGCAAGTTCAATGTAGGCGTTTTAGAAGAAATGTCTAATTTATATATGCACGACTTTGGTATAATGCTAGAATTAATGCCTGACGAAGAAGAAAAAACCACATTAGAAAACAATATTCAAGTTGCATTGCAACAAGGTAGCATAGATCTTTCCGACGCTATAGACATCCGCGAAGTAAAAAATCTTAAACTAGCCAACCAGCTACTTAAGGTTAAACAAAAGAAAAGACAAGAAAGGTTACAAGCGGAACAACAAGCTAATATACAAGCGCAAGCGCAGGCTAATGCTCAAGCGCAACAAGTGGCAGCCCAGGCAGAAGTGCAAAAAGATCAAGCTATGTTCCAAACCAAGTCTCAGTTAGAACAACTCAAAGGCAGCCTGGAAGAAAAAAGAATAAGTGTTGAGGTTAATGCTAAAAAAGAATTAATGGCATTAGAATTCCAATACAACATGCAATTAAAGGGCATAGAAGTAGACGGCGCTAAATCTAAAGAAAAAGAAATTGAAGATCGTAAAGATCAAAGAACTAGGATACAAGGTACTCAGCAAAGCGAAATGATTGCTCAAAGAAAAAACGATCTACCGCCTAAAAACTTTGAATCCGCAGGAAATGACGTAATGAGCCAAGGATTTGGCTTAGGTGCGTTCGATCCTAGGTAATAATAGTAATAACAATCATATAATATTTTATCATGTCAGAACAAACAGAAAACCAAAATGTACCTGAAGAGGTAGTAGAAAATGTCGTTGAAAGCCCAGTGTCGCTTGATGACGGTGTTATTAAAGTAAATTTAGGAGAACTAAATAAACCCAAAGAAGATGCCATTCCAGAACAAGAAGCAAATGCAAGCGATGTTCCTGTCGAGCAACCCAAAGACGAAAGCAACAGCGAGGAAGTGGTTCAAGAAGTACGGGAGCCCGTTCAAAATGAAGAACAATCTGTTCTTGAAGAAATAACAGAAGAAGAAGTACAGGAGCAAGCAGGCGATTTGCAAGACAATATAGTTGAGGCTATAGAAGAGCAAAGAGAAACCGGCGTTGAGCTACCTGAAAATATTCAAAAAGTTGTAGACTTTATGAATGAAACCAGCGGAACTCTTGAGGATTATGTAAAGCTTAATAAAAATTACGAGGACTTAGATGAATCTCAGCTATTAAGAGAGTACTATGCTAATACAAAGCCTCATTTAGATGAGGAAGATATAGACTTTATGATGGAAGATAACTTTCTTTATGATGAAGACTTAGACGAGGAAAGAGATATACGAAGAAAAAAACTAGCCAGAAGAGAGGAATTAGCAAAAGCTAAAAATCATCTTACTGGATTAAAGGATAAATATTATCAGGAAATAAAAGGTGGCTCAAGGCTAGCTCCTGAACAAAAGAAAGCGGTAGACTTTTTCAATCGCTATACAAAAGAAAACGAAGCAGCAACTCGATTAGCTGAAAAACAATCACAAACGTTTTTAAAGAAAACAGAAAATGTTTTTAACAATGATTTCAAAGGTTTTGATTATCAAGTTGGAGACAAAAAATTCCGTTTTAAAGTTAAAGACGCTCCTACTATTAAGGAAACCCAAAGCGACATTAATAATTTTGTCAAGAAGTTCTTGGATAAAGATAATCAAATGTCAGATGCAGCGGGGTACCATAAGGGATTGTTTACGGCTATGAATGCAGATTCTATTGCAAATCATTTTTATGAGCAAGGCAAAGCCGATGCAATGAAAACAAGTATGTCTAATTCGAAAAATGTACAAATGGGCGCTAGAGGTGTTCACGAAGACGTTAAAACATCGAATGGATGGGCGGTAAGATCTGTTGATTCTGGGGGAAGTGATTCAAAATTGAAAATTAAAACATTTAAACACATTAAATAAGAAAAATTATGGCAGGATTTGCAACCGCGCCGGCTACATTAGCCAATTTAGCGCACTTAACACCACGTCCAGTAAAAGGTTTGTTTGGAGACAACTACCTATCTTTAGCGGACATGGATTTTACACAACAATTTTTACCTGAGGTATACGAAAAAGAAATCGAGCGTTATGGAAACAGAACAATCACAGGATTTTTACGTATGGTCGGAGCTGAGATGCCTATGGCGTCGGATCAAGTAGTTTGGTCAGAGCAAGGAAGATTACACATCGCTTACGATAATGTAACAACTCAAGCAGCAGCAACCAAAACAATATCTTTACCAGATGCAACAACATCACCAGACGGTAAAGCTCCTTTACTAGGGCCTAACATGACAATAGTACTATCTAAGGGTAATGTAACAGCAAAAGCTTTTGTAAAAGCAATCGTTACACCTCAAGTTGGAACTAATGTAACATACGACATCGTAGTATATGATACTGCCAATGGGCAATTGCCAACTGGCTTACATACTCAAACAGGTGTTAGTACATTTGTATATGGTTCTGAATACGGAAAAGGATCTAGCTTAGCTGGTAATTCAATTGATGCGTCTTTCACACAATTCAGTAACAAGCCAATCATTCTAAGAGACAAGTATGCCGTTAACGGATCAGACGTTGCTCAAATCGGATGGGTTGAAGTTACTACTGAAATTGGAACTGGAGGATACTTATGGTACCTAAAGTCTGAGCACGAGTCTCGTATTCGTTTCGAAGATTACTTAGAAATGTCAATGGTTGAAGCTACTGACGCAGCAGGCGCTATTGCTGATGCTTCTGGGGCAACTATATCAGGTATGCAAGGTTTATTTGATGCACTAGAAACAAGAGGTTTAGTATTTAACGATGCTGACTTTGACGGTGCGTCTTCTGCTACAGCAGGACTTGGAGCGTTTGATACTATATTACAAGAGCTTGACAAGCAAGGAGCAATTGAAGAGAACATGATGTTCTTAGATCGCGAAACTGCATTGAGCATTGATAATATGTTAGCACAACAAAATTCTTATGGAACAGATGGTACATCTTACGGTGTATTCGAAAATTCAGCAGAAATGGCGTTGAACTTAGGCTTCTCAGGATTCCGTAGAGGATCTTACGATTTCTATAAGACTGACTGGAAATATCTAAATGATTCTACAACTCGTGGAGGTATTACAGATATATCTGGAGTAATCGTTCCAGCAGGAACATCTACTGTATATGACCAACAATTAGGACAGAACATCTCACGACCATTCTTACATATCCGTTATAGAGCTTCAGAGGCTGATGACAGACGTTTGAAATCTTGGGTAACTGGATCAGTTGGTGGAAACTACACAAGTGACGAGGATGCAATGAATGTTCACTTCCTATCGGAAAGAACTTTGTGTACTCAAGCAGCTAACAACTTTGTACTATTAAAAAGAACAACGTAGTAAGCTTATTGTAATGATTGCCCCTGCTGAATCTGCGGGGGTAGTTATTACTTTTATTAGTGACAATAGCTTATTATAATTAATAGTAACAGGCTATCGTCATACATTATTAACATTTATATCATATTATATTATGGCTAACAAGAAAGCTACAGCAAAAAAAGTTGAGGTTGCGCCTCAGGAAGTGGTTGAAACAGTAGTACAACCAAAAGTAGAAACGCCTAAAAAAGAGGCACCAAAAAAAGATGAGTGGGTAATCAAGGATAGATTATATGAATTGACAAGAACAAAACCCCTTGTTTTCACATTACCTACAGCACATAGTAGGAAAAAAAGTTTATTATATTTCGACGAAAAGTTAGGTTACCAAAGAGAATTAAGATACGCTACTAATCAGCGATCTTGCTTTGTGGAAGAACAAAAAGGACAAATAGTTATGGGACGCATCGTGTTTAGAGATGGCGTACTTAGAGTGCCGAAAGAAAATGTTGCGCTACAAAAATTATTATCTTTATATCACCCAGCTTTAAAATCTAATATATACGAAGAATACAAACCAGCTCAGCAAGCAAGCAATGAGGTTGATTGGATTGAGTTTGAATTACAAGCATTAAACCTAGCCAAAACGCTATCTGTTGAAGAAGCAGAGGCTATTTTACGTGTTGAAATGGGTGCTGCAGTAACAGAACTTTCATCTTCTGAAATTAAAAGAGATGTGCTTATTTTTGCTAAAAAGAATCCAAATTTATTCTTACAATTAGCTACAGATGAAAACACTCAATTAAGAAGTTTCGGAGCGAAAGCTGTTGAAATGGGTATATTAAGTTTATCACAAGATCAAAGAACATTTACTTACGGGTCTAGCGGTAGAAAAATAATGACAGTGCCGTTTGATGAGCATCCTTACTTTGCTTTATCTGCTTTCTTTAGAACAGACGAAGGCATGGAAGTGTACAAGGCAATAGAAAAAAGACTAAACTAGTCACCTTTATAGTAATAGGCTGCTGAAAGGTGGCCTATAACTATATAAAATAAAAAATAAATTATGGCTGTAAGCGTAGATACTGTTTATCAGAGAGTACTAGCAATACTTAATAAAGAACAAAGAGGGTATGTAACACCCCAAGAATTTAATCTGTTTGCCAATCAAGCACAACTAGATATATTTGAGCAATACTTTTACGATATTAACCAGTTCGGAAGAATACCCGGTAACGATACCGAATTTTCCGATATGCTTAACATACTTAATGAAAAAATAAATATATTTGAAACAAACGCCGCTATGACTTATGGCGGAACGTATTGGTCTACACCTGCTAACTTATACAGGCTAGGCACTATAGTATATGATAATGTTACAACCAGCAAGTCTTTATACCCGGCTCCCAATACCGTGGTAACCACAACTACTCAAGTTGAGGTAGAGAGAATAAACTACAATGAATTCTTATACATTAACCAATCTCCTATTGCAAAACCAACAAATTCAAGGCCTGTATTCGTGGCCTCTACTGCGGGCTACCAAGTATACGGGGATACTGCTTTAACTACTGGAGTAAGGTGTAATTATATAAAAAAGCCTTCACAAGTAGAGTGGGCCTACCAAATGGTATTTGGAGAAGCACTTTATAATGCAAATGATTCCAACAACTTTGAACTGCATTCTTCTGAAGAAACAGAATTAGTAATAAAAATACTAGAATTTGCAGGGCTAGTGGTAAAGGATCTTAGTATTTACGGAATAGCAACTCAAATAAATGCACAAACTAACCAACAAGAAAAAGCGTAATATATGGCATTGATAAATCAAACACCAGAAGAATACTACTTAGGGCCAGACGGCGTATGGGACAGTGGGGATGAAAGTTATGGCAATTATCAGTTTGTCAGCATAGCTGATATTATAAATAATTTTATGATTTCGCATGTTGGCCAGGATAAGCTTATAACGAAGGTAAGAAGAACAGACGTTGCTTATTGGGCACAAAGAGCTATACAAGAATTTAGTTTTGATGTATTGCCTCAGGATAAATCTATAGAAATTGAAGTACCGCCTGGACTTTATATGGTGTTGCCGCAAGATTACGTAAATTACACTAAATTGTCATGGGTAGACAACGGGGGTATAGAAAGAATAATATATAGAACAAATTTAACGAGTAACCCAGAAGCCCCTACCCAAAATGCCGCAGGTGAGTACACTTTTAATAATACTGAGTTAATTACCAATGCTCAGTCAGAAACATTAACGCGATGGAATGCTAGAAGCGCTTTCCCGTTAGGAGGTCCTGGGGGAGGAAATTTTGACTTAACAAATAATCCTGACTTACTTTCTTTGTATGCTTACGGGGGTAGATATGGTATAGATCCTGAAAATGCTCAATCGAATGGTACTTTTTATATTGATAACGTAAACGGTATGATTAGGTTTAGCTCAGATATAAGAGGGAGAATAGTTACGCTAAAGTATATAAGTGACGGCTTAGGTTCTTTAGAAGATATGACAGTGCATAAGTTTGCAATGGATGCAATAGTAAAACATATAGCGTATTCTATATTATCTACAAGATCAAACGTACAGGAATATATAGTGGCTAGATTTAAAAAGATGGCCTCGGCTGCTAGAAGAAATGCTAAGATACGATTATCCGAATTAAAAGCGGACTTAATGTCTCAAGTATTCAGAAATCAATCAAAATGGATTAAACATTAAAATTATATGGCGGAATTAATACACACGTTTACCAGCGGTAAAATGAATAAGGATCTTGACGAGAGACTTGTTCCCAATGGAGAATACAGAGACGCCTTAAATTTAGAGCTTGCATCTTCGGATAGCTCTCAAGTTGGTACTTTTCAAAACATAAAAGGCAACCTAGAATTAGCGTACAAAACATATAACCCTGTTACGGGAGCCCGAACATCATGGAGTAGCGCTTATATATCTAACCTAACTAATGCTGTCTGTATAGGCTCCGTAGTTGATAGGAATACAGATAACATATATTGGTTTATATCCAGTGATGAAGTTAGCGCTATTGCTTACTACAATGATGTTACAAAAGTGGTAGCGCCATTAATAGTGGACGCTAATAGTATACTAAACTTCAGTAAAGATTACTTAATAACTGGTGTAAACATATTAGAAGGTATACTAATGTGGACAGACAATCAGACTGAGCCTAAAAGTATAACCGTAAAAGATTGGATAGGATCTACCTCAGATTTTTTAACACACTCCCAGGTATATAGCAGGGCTTTTATTGAGCAAGATATTACGGTAATAAAGAAATATCCATTAAACCCACCTACAATATCTATGTCTTCCGTTGCTAGAGAAGATGATGCAGGAAACACTGTTGTTATTGCCACAACCACCACCGCCGCCTTTATGGAAACAGATTCTGCCGGCTTAGTTGTACCGGTTCCAACAGGTACCGCAAAAACATTAACTTGGGCCCAAGGACAAACGCCCCCTTTTTACAGAGAAGGAGATACTCTTGTATTAACCCTTGAGGCTCAAGGGGAAGTAGGTGCTGAGGTAGCTGAAATAAGGTGCTCTGTAGCCGGTATAATACCCCCCGATGAAGGAGCTTCGCAGACCGGGGCTAATGTAGTTGTATTAAGCGTTGGGCCCAGCACCACGGGAGGCGCCACCACTAATCCTCAGACTTATGATGTAATATTAGAGCAACAAGAGCCCCTGTTTGAATTTAAGTTTGCTAGATTTGCTACTAGGTGGAAATACAATAACAATCAAGTTTCTGCTTTTTCTGCTTTTTCAAACACCGCTTTTTTGCCTGGTAAATTTGATTATTCTCCCAAAGAAGGTTATAATTTAGGTATGACTAATAATACTAGACAATTAACAATATCTAACTTTATACCTAGCACATTGCCGCCTGATGTAAGCGAGGTAGAGGTGCTTTACAAAGCGACTAATAATCCTAATGTATACGTTGTTGATAGCTTCAAACCTTCTGATACAGCATGGCAAAACAATACCTTTGAAATAAAAACTGAAATAATAACTTCTGTTATACGAAGTAATCAATTATTAAGACCCTATGATAATGTGCCTCGCAGGGTTTTAGCGCAAGAGATCACTGCTAATAGGTTGATATACGGCAATTACGTACAAAATTTTACGTTAAGCTCGCCTTTCACAAAAGTGCCTTACAAGACAGATATGTCTGTAGGATTATATTCGAAACCAATATCTACTGACCCTGCATCCACAGGGGCTGTTACTACGGATGGCAATGCCGTTTTTCCTTCAATTAAAACATTACGCACTTATCAAGTGGGTGTTGTTTATATAGACGAGTACGGCAGGAACACCCCCGTATTTACGAGCAATAGCGCTTCGTTGGTTGTAGAAAAAGCATCTTCTGCCTCCGCTAACAACATAAGAGTAACGCTAAATGGCAACCCGCCTAAATATAAAACTTTAACTGGCTTTGCTGATTTTACACATTACAAGTATTACATAAAAGAAACGTCAAGAGACTATTACAATTTAGCATTAGACAGGTTTTATGACGCTGAAGATGGCAACGTGTGGCTTTCATTTCCGTCGTCAGAAAGAAATAAAGTGGATGAAGACACTTTTTTAATACTCAAAAAGGAGCATGATAATAATATACCCGTTTTTGAAAAAAGCAGATACAAGGTAATAGCTATAGAAAATGAAGCACCTTTATTTTTAAAAGAGCGGCGATTAGGCAAGGGCAGCATGTTTACCGATTTTCAAGGACCTCAAGGAGCTGTTCCTGTAGAGGGGGCTAATGAAATACAGGTTGATAAAGCAACATTTGATGCTACTTTTGGTGTAGAAACGCGCACTAAATCTGGTTTAGAATTAAGAATAACGGGCTCAGGCGGGCAAGTTAGTAATTATTATAAAATAAGCACCTTTGCGTTGGATGTATCTAACACATTTGTTAAGATAACCTTAGGTGAAACTTTTGGGCCAGATGTTGATTTTGTTACAAACGCGCAAGGAGCCCCTGTTGGAGGTACTGGTATATCAATATTTGATTTATCAGATGACAATAAAGCAGAATTTACAGGTAGATTTTTTGTTAAAGTAAACTCAGATAATATATTAAGGGAAAAAGTAGAGTCTGCTAGGAACAATACTAACACATTTATTAGAAAAGCTATTGCCCCGCTGTGGTTGTACAATTCAGGGTCTCAGCGTAATGAAAATTTTTGGAAACATACCTGGGATGAGCCGGATGCACTAGGAGACTATAGTAGATTATATATTGATAGAGGTACATACGCCCGTGGCGGTAGCGGTAAAGGAATAAACTTACCTGTAGCCAACGGGGGATTAGGGCCTGGATTTATGGTGTTAGCGGACGCAACGGGATACGGAGCAGCTAGGACTGACACATCAGGCGGACATGCCAGCGGAATAGTAACCAGGAATCCTAGGCTTTTAGAGCAACTTAATTCAGTTGGCGCTATGTTTAGATTTGTTGATTTTGGCGTCAATCAAGGAGACCCTAATGGAACGATTTACGTTATTACAAACTCTGTTCGATACTTAGGCGCAACTTATGATGGCTCAAATAACTCAGGTGTTTTCAGCGGAGGCGATGATTGGGATGAACCCGAAAATCAATATGCTAGATGGACAATAGAATTTAAAAGGCTTGAGGACAACTCAAAAGAAATGGACTGGAATCCAATGTACGCTTTAAATAATCTTAACGACAACTTTAGTGGATCCGCTAATTTCTACGTGGGTATAGAATTTTTAGCTAGCGATACAAATGATGACACTTTTTCAACTAGCAACCCCGCAATATTTGAAACAGAACCTAAAGAAGCAGCTGAGTTAGATATATATTTTGAAACACCGGATCTTTACCCTATAAGTAGCTTTGGACAACTGCAGGATTTGAGTTGGTTTAATTGTTATTCATTTGGCAACGGCGTTGAATCAGATCGAATTAGAGACGATTTTAATCAGCCTGTAATAGGAGACGGAGTGAAAGCTTCTGCCACATTAGACGAGCCGTACGAGGAAGAAAGAAGATCAACTGGACTTATATTTTCGCAAATATTTAATTCTGCTTCAAGTACAAATAATCTTAACCAGTTTATTCAAGCAGAAAATATTACAAAAGACGTAAATCCTGAGTACGGCAGCATACAGAAATTACACACCAGAGACACCGATTTAATTACCTTGTGCGAAAACAAGTCAATGAAGATATTAGCTAAGAAAGACGCTCTATTTAACGCTGACGGAAGCACTAACTTAACCTCTAATGCGGCGGTACTCGGACAGACTATAACGTTTCAAGGTGAATTCGGCATAGCTACTAATCCAGAATCATTTGCGGAATTTGGTTTTAGAATGTATTACACAGACGCTAATCGAGGGGCAGTATTAAGGTTATCTGGCGACGGCATTACCGACATATCGGACTATGGTATGCATTCTTTCTTTTCAGACAACTTGCCAGCAAATGCTAAAATATTAGGATCTTGGGATGTTGAAAAAAGAAACTATAATATAACATTAAAATCTTTAACGCCTTATTGGCAACAAACTTTAGGTGTAGGAGAATTTGATAGATTGAATAGAGATCCACTGTGTAATCAGTTTATAAATACATTACCTACGACTACTACAACAATTTCTTTCAAAGAACAAGTCAATGGGTTTACTTCAAGAAAAACATATATACCCGAAGCAGCTGCTTACCTTAATAATATATACTACACATTTAAAAACGGTAGGATATGGGAGCATGGATTAAACACGGCATATAATACTTTTTATGGCATTGGTCCAGGCACAGCTTCGGTAGGCCCATATTATGAAAGTTCTTTTAATACTATTCTTAATGAAAATCCAGCTGTAGTAAAAGGATATAAAACATTAAACTACAGCGGTACCGACGCTAAAGAATTTTTGTATAAACTAACCGGCAGCGAAAGATTATATACTTTAGCCCAAGTACAGGCAAAGGGGCTAACGCCTAATACTTCTGTAGAAACAAAGGGCTGGTATGTTAACTCTATAGTAACCGATTTGCAAGAAGGGCAGATAAAAGAATTTTTAGACAAAGAAGGTAAGAAGTTTAATTACATAAAAGGCATGGACACTTTTTATGTAAGCTCTTGTAATACAAATGTAGACTCTAAAGAATTTAATGTGCAGGGGATAGGTAATCCTTCTGTTATAGTAATTCCTCCTCAGACAGTATTTACGGTAAAAAATCAAGCAGACCCGAATTGCTCAACTCCGTAAAAATTTATTAGAAATTTAAACAAATATTATGGCATTTAATAATTTTACAGTAAGCGTAGTAAGCTTTAATGAAACAGCTGGAGTTGACTGGACAATAGCACAACCATCTGTTTCTTTAATAATAACACCTAATACAGGGTATACTGTAACTGCGGCTGATTTTTCACCAATAACGCCTTTACCCACCTATGTTAATAGTGTTGTTTTCACTCAAAATGGTGCTAATATAGATTGCGTTATCACTTATATAACGCCCAGTGTAATGCCTAGTGCAAATGTACTTATATCACTTTGTATCCAAGGATCTGCAGTAGAAAAAAGGATATGTGTTGCTGGTGTAATATCCCAATGCGATGTAAGTAACACAAAGCTACCTGTCCCCGGGGGAGCTGACGTAGCTTATAGCGTATGCGGCACTATTGGAAGTACTGGTACAATAACATCGACATACCAAGTTACCGCAGAGTCTACATACTATTACCCAACGGCACCAACTTTAGCTGTTGTCATAGGCGATCCTAATAATTATACTATTACCGACGTAAAGACTTATGATGCGTCCGGTAATTTAATAGACGTAGTATTTACCGTAACATACACCTTCCCATTGAACGATGTTACCGGTGATAAAATATGTTTAACAGCTAATGCTGTTCAAGTATATAATCCCCCTGTAAAAATAACATCCTATTCTTTTCCTATCGCAAACGGAGCAGGCGGTAATAATATATCTTTCAGTGGGCAGACTGATAATTTTACCGTTAATGGGGTTGAAGGAGCTAATTGGGCATTAAACGTGGTGTCTAATTCTTTGGCTACAATAATAAATACTTCAGGAACGCTAGACAGTACAGGCACTTTTGTAATTCCAATTACATTTCCAGCGGTAACAGCTTCGGCTACTTATACAGTAACTTTAACAGGCGATTTAGCTAGCACTTTTTGTACCGTAGCACCTTATGTGCCTTGCTTAACAGGACAACCTTCTGTATTTACGCTAAATCAGTATTTTTATAGTAATTTAAGTTTTGCATTCACTAGCGCAAATTCTAATATAACTCCAGATGCCGCTACAGTAATTACACTTTTGCCAGGCACTCCCTCTCCCGCTCCTTTCCAGGTAATAGTTACAGGTAGCTCAACGAGCATACTTGCCGTAGACTCTATTCCTGCTATATCAGATTGGACAAATCAAAATTCATCTACGCCAGGAAGTTATGTTTTTAATGTGATAACATCTAATTTTACGGTAGATAATTCTACAGTGCCTAGCATAATAACATCTGAGTTGTCGGTAAATATAAATACCGTGGGGACCTCTAATACGCAAAGTACTTTAGATTTAGATCAGCATGTTTCTAATGGCGGTGCGTGGCTAGCTACATTATGTAACGGCTCCACTCAGTATTACGTTAGTGATGCTGACGGTTGGTCTGGAGGTACAAACCAAAGCATATTAGGCAGTTTAGTTAATGTTCCTTATGCGGCTAGCAACGTGGTTCAAATAAAAAATTCCGCAACAGGAGCAAAGTATTGTGTTACAATAAATTCTTTCGTAAGTGGGGAAACGCCTACATACTATATAGACGAAGGATTCCAAAATCAAGTAAGTACGTTTGCTAATTGCACAATCTGTAATAACCAAAACCAATAACTATGTCAACAATAACTTTACAATTTCCAAACCCACTAAACGACTCAGTTCAAGTTGGCGACACCGCTTATTACACTAATGACCCAAACGGTACAAATTTAATAAGGCTGGGCACTATAGAGGGAATACTTAGATCCATTAATAAAATAACAGTTGACGTAGAACCAGTACTAGTAGGCACAGTCGACACTGAATTAACAACAAGTAGTTTTATACTATTTAGCAAAACGGCATTGGTAAACACAAGTGGATTAAAAGGCTATTATGCCGAAGCACAGTTTAAAAATGATTCAACAGACTACGCTGAGCTATTCTTAGTAGGATCTGAAATATTTGAAAGCAGCAAATAACACGTAATAATAAAAGTATAATAATAAAATAAAAGTATATGATACCAATAGGGGCCATAAGTGGCGCTGTACAGGGTCTTACAGGAATTGTAGGAGGAATGATAGGCAGCGGCAAAAGAAAAAGAGAACAAAAGGCGGCGCAAGCGGAGTTTAATAGAAACAAAGCTAGAATGGAAGGGGCAGACACCTCTAACCTTGCAAAAAACATGGAAAATACCATGGAAGACTTAACGGTGAATACGCAAGCGGCAGAATTTCAAGCTCAGCAGCAAGCAGGTGGATTTGCTAATACAATGGATAATTTATCCGGCGCAGCTGGAGGATCTGGCATTGCGGCTTTAGCCCAATCATTAGCAGGGGCGCAAAGCAACGCGGCTATACAAAGCTCAGCAGATATAGGTAGACAGGAAGCTAGTAACCAAGCGGCTGAACGTCAAATGGCGGGCCAACTTCAACAACAAGAATTACAAGGTGAGTATGCCTCCAGAGCAGCGGAAAAAGATAAAGTAGATACAATGCTCGGTATGTCGCAACAAAGACTAGGTGCAGCTAATGCAGCTAGAGATGCGGCAACTAAATCTATATTAGGTGGTGTTGGAAGCATGGTAGGAGGCGCGGCTTCAGCAGGAGCAGCGGGAATGCTTGGAGACGGGGTAAAGAATTTTATGAACCCCTAGACAAAATTAAAAAACTATGGCAAACAACCAATTAATAACAGGGGCGGGAGTAGCGGCAAAGAAATTTGTAGATGCGGCTGCGGAAGTAGGTAAAGGCTTTGTAGCGGCAACACAATCTGCTAGAGGTTTTAATAGACCTAATACCGTTACAAAAAATCAAGAATATCAAAACAGGGTTAATTCTTTGATGGGTAAAATGAAAACAGACATGGACTTCACGTCGTTTTCGCCTGAAGAGACAGCGGCTATGCGAACGTTTTTGGTTAATGAACGGCAAAAGTATGCGGACGCGGCTAAAGCAGTTGCTAATATGACAGATGCTACTTCATCTGAATACATGGAGCAGGTTGATATAATGAATGGTGTAAATAATAGCTTTACAAATTTAGCTGATCAGCTTAAAGCATATAAGAAAGGTAAAGTTGAATATGCTGAAGGTATGCTTAGCGGTACATACTCAGACGGAAACGATTTAGAAAACTCTAAAATTAATGCAACTATATATGGCTTTGTAGATGAAGATGGTGACGGTAGAAGTGATAGCAAATTGAATGCTCCATTTAGCATAATGGACGGAGGAAACATAGGATTTAATATAGACGGTCAAACCGTATCTTATAAAGATACAAACTTACCTTTATTAAAAGATTACGAGTTAGGTGTTAATTTATTAAAGCAAAATGAAACAGTGCGTAAATCAGGAGAGCTAGTTAATGCCGATGCAGAAAAAATGTATAGATTGCAATTACAAACAGCTTTTGCAAACCAAGATTCACTGAGATCATTTATATATGATTTTGAAGATGAATTCCCTACAGAAGATTTAGGTAAGCTATGGGAGGAAAATCCAAACAATGGCGATGTTATTAATCAAATACGTAGTGAGGTTATAAACAGATTGGTTAATTCTAGAATACAAGCGGGACAAGCGGGCTATGCACAAAGACAATCATCTGGAAGTGCATATAGGGGCTACTCTAAATCAGGCACTGTTATGCTGCCTGCTACAAATGAAAACGCCACAGAAGGCGCTGGAGAGTACCAAGTATATGTTAATCCAGATCCATCAAGACCTAATATATATAGGTTTATAAAAAGAGTAGCTGGCTTAGAGGATAATAATTTACCTCAACAAACAGGTGACGGCACAGAAACAAATGATTCCGGACTACCTGACAATGTAAGAAACGAAAGAGCTATGGATCCAGCTAAAGACGAGAAAGACAAAGCGGCAATAATGAAGGCTGTTAAAAATAAAAATCCAAATTTTTCAAAAGAAGAAGTAATAGCGGAAACAAATAAAATACTTAAAGGAATATAGTATGCCTAAATATAAATTAAATAGTGGGGAAGTAATTGACACCTCTAACTTTTCAGAAGAGGAAGAAAACAATTGGCTTTTTGATAATACAGATAACATAGATTTAAACTATGATTTTCAGAACGGAGCTGCGGGGACCGATGCGTCTGCAACTCCAGTAAACAACCCAGCATCAAATGGGGATTCAATCTCGGAAGATGGTTTATCGGATGGAGTAAACTCGTATGACGACGCCAGAGCTAGAAGAATAAAAGAAGGTAGGGATTATAACTTCTATAAAAATAACCCTAGAGAACAACGCCCTAGAGAAACAGACGAGGCTTACCAAGAAAGAATAGCTAATACGTTAGATCCTTTATATACTGAATTTCAAGAACAAGAAGATCTTGGATTTTTCGAAGGTATAATGGCCGCTGAAAATAACAGAAGAGAAGGTGCACCCATGCCTGGAGATAACCCTGAAGAATATGCTGACAGAAAACTAGAAGCAAAAAGAGGTTATACAGTAGATAAATCAGGTAAGCAGGTCTCATTAGCTTCAGGGGAAGATTATAAATACTACGGTACTACAGATAAAGAAATAGCCGAAAACATAATAATAGACGAGGAGTTAGAAGAGGAATTCCAAAACATGCGCTATAACAGCCTTGAAGACAATAGCTTTGTAGATTCTTATTACAACACCGCGGAACTAAATGAATTAGGCGTAAATGTATCTGACTTTCAGGGTTTTTTAAACGTAAACGAATTCTCAAAAGATTTTGAAAACGATTTAAAAGAGGGGGTATATTCAGGAGACTCATCTTCGGATGCCTCAATATCTAAAGAGCTTGCTTTGTCGGATATGTTAAATGCCTACATGTACCAGCAAGATGAAAGAACAAACAAAAGATTAGACCTTTCAGAAATAATAAAAGGTAACAAAACCATTGAGGCCCTAAAAGAGCCCCATAAGGTTACTAACTTTGATTATAAAAAATTACAGGCTTACGAAAACAACAACTTTTATAATTTAAAAGCTAAAAACGATAAAGACAAAGCGAAGCGCCTTGAAGAAAAAAATAAAAGAATCGGCGTTGTACCTACTAATTTAGCAAAAGACAATATAATATACGACATAGCCGAAAAAACATTTATAGGGGCTGCCGACGCAGCTTTAGATTCATTGTACTGGGTAGCTGATTTAGCTGGGTATGACACTTTTGCCAAAAGAGGTAGAAATAGTATGCGCTTAGCGGAAATGGGAGACGAATTAGGCGCGTTGGATTACTTATCTGTAGAGGGCTTAGGTTTAGAGGTAGACGGAAAAACATATATAAAAGATGCAAAAGGCAATATATCTAACATAACCGATGGCTTTAATATATATGACACCATGCCTGCCGCTCAAGTAGAGGCTATTAGTAAGAAAATAGACCAAGACGGCACTGAAATGAAGGATTGGAATCTAAGGGGCGGCGTTAGAATGACAGCGGGCGTTATTGGTAATATAATATTCCAACTATTTGGCCAAAAAGGAGTAGGGGTAGGTATGAAGCAAGGGGGCAAGCTGTTAGCCAAAGGCCTCGCTACAGCTAGGGGCTACAAGACTGTTGCTCAATCCGCAAAAGCTTACCGCTTATCTAGTTTTAATTATTTTTATGGGGGTGTCCCTAAGGCTGTTGCTAAAGTTTTAACGCCAGAAAGAGTTAATGCTGCGGTTTTTCAATCTCTTTATGGAGCATCGGTTGGTTATGAAAACACCATAAGAGCTGCTAAAAAAGCAGGGCTAAGTGATGCTGAGGCAGAAGACTTAGCTACAATTGCACAATCGGATATGGCTTTATTGTACGCAGTTACAGGCCCTATCAACCCCCGTGTAAACGCAATGAAAGCGCTAGACAAGCTAGTGTCTAAATCAGGTGTTATAGGCAAGCTGGTAAATGACTACGCTAAAAACGGCGTTCGCAAAGAAGCTGCAAAAGGATTTAAAGAAAGTCTTGCTAATGTAGCTAGAGGAGCTAAATCATTTGGTATAGCTTTTGGTGAAGAAGGGTTTAAGGAGGTTATACAAGAAAACATACAGCAAGCCGGAGAATACTTGTTGGTAAACGAAGGCATTAATAAAGAAGTGGGTTTCGATTTAATGAAGAACACGTATAGCATGAAAGACATTATTGACACTACTGTGCTTTCTTTTGCGGCTGGTGGTCTTTTAGGCGGTACAACTACTGTTAAAACAGGGTTTAAACAAAATCCTTACAAAAGGTTAGAAAGTTTATTTTACGTTGGGCAAGATATAGAAGGTTCAAAGAAAAGATATGCGGAAATGGTAAAATCAGGCGTTGCTACTCAAGAGCAAGTTGACGCTATTATTTTTGACGCCGAAGCTGCTGTAGAGTCAGAAAGTAAAATGCCACCCTGGATTATACAACAAACCCCAGAAAAATTTGTAGAAATAGCGAGAGCTCAAAAAGAATTAAATAATTTAAAAAATAAAAAGAAAAACTATTTAGATTCGTTTGCTTCGGGCATTGATGAGCAGATAAAGGCAAAACAAAAAGAAATTCAAACTTTAACTGACGCGGCGGCCAAAATAGTTATAGAAAAAGAAGCTGCTATTGTTAAAAAAATACTTGACAAGAAAGGAACCAAAGTAGAAAATGGAATAGACGGGAATAATCAAAGAGTAGTGGTTTTTAATACTACAGCAGAATTAAAAAAAGCAGATAAAAATGCAAATCTTAAGGCGGACGCATACTTTGACGCTGCTACTGGTCAAATAGTTATAAATTTAGAACGCGCTGCTAAAACCCAAGCGGTATCAGCAGCTTCTCACGAACTACTTCATAAAATACTAAGCGCAGAATTTACATCTAATGATGAAATATTAAAAATCGTTGAAGAGTTTAAAACTATACTAAAAGACACAAGAACAGTTTACGCCAACAGCAAGACGGGTAAAACAGTGTATGTATTAGAGGCAATAGAAGCCAGGCTAGCTGGGTATCCAAAGGGCTATATAGAACAGAATCCAGACGAGTGGCTTACAGCTTTTTCTGATATGGTGGCAAAAGGTGAAGTTGACTTTGATAGTATAGGTGAATCTAATTGGGTTAAAATAGGTAGAGCAATAGTTGACGTATTTAAAGGCAAAGGATTTACAAAAATAGAATTTAAAACAGGTCAAGATGTTTTTGATTTTATTAGAGACTATCAGTCAAGCATAAAGTCTGGAAAAATATCCAGGAAAAGCTCAATAAGATTAAAAAGAGGTGAAAAAACAAGCTCTACAGGTACAAAATTATCTAAATCCAGAAAGCTTACTGAAGCTGAAGAGGATAGAATGGAAGCTATTGACGAGGAGATTGGCGAAATAAGCGATGAGCTAATGCAGGGCTTTATAGATCAGGATACTCATGACAAAAGAATTGCAAAGCTCGAAGAGGAATACGAAAACATCGAAAATCCACCTAAGGTAGAAGCCGAGCCAAAGCCTAAAGTTAAACGTAAAGCTAAATCGCCTAATACAAAAGAGGCAGATCTAAAAAAAGAAAAAGTTTTAATAGGTGACGCTATAAATAAAATGATACCTGAAAACATGACGTTAGCTGAATGGCCTAGTGTTGCTGGTAAAATTGTTGAGGCTTTTCAAAAAGGAATGCTACTGCCTTTGTTTAGGAAACAGATTGCTAAAATGGGTATTGTAGCAGATAATATTTATGGTAATACTGTTCAAGAATTTTACGATACCACTATAGGGGTTCAGTTTATTAAGAACATACTTAACTTTAAGCCTAAAACAAAAGACAATCCGCAGGGTAATAATGATTTTGCAGGATATATTATAGGTAGCAGTTTTGGTTTAAACAATAGAATTAAAGAGGCCCTCGCCGAGCTAAAGAAAGGTAGAGAATTAAATGAAGCTAGCGATGTTTCCACTACTAAAGGCATTGCCGCAGAAGAAAGTTCAAACGAAGTAAAAGAAAAGCCTAAATACAGAAGCTTAGTAGAAGCCAATGTAGTGCCTGGCGAAGTTGTTGACGCTATAGAGGCTAAGTTAAAAATAATACTTCGTACATTAAAGGCTAGAATGGATGCGCCTATTACCGGCAATCGTACTGTAACTCCAGTCATAGGAGAGATAATAGCTGAAATGGGTACGCAAGCCGATATAGATCTTAAGACAGCCATGGGAGGCAAAAAAGATTTAAAGCTTAGAAAATTTTTACTTAAAACTAAAAAAGCCGTATTGCAAAACATGACAACCACATGGCTAATGGGTAAAGATGGTGAAGGAGGAATACCTCAAGCTATAGACAAGAAAGTAGATGGCAAATGGCTTTCTTATCCAGACTGGGTTGGTAAAGAGGTGGACAGAGAAAAAACAAGCACAAACCTAGCGGGCAGAACTGATGGGAAGCTTCTTGTAAGAAGACATCCAAACATAGTTAATTACTTTAAAGTAGACGAAGTTATTGATGACGACACATACTTATCGCAATTCTTAACAGAAACAGGCAACCCTATAAGAGGTAGAAAAGAAGCGCTAGCTAAAGCTATGGCTGCGGAAATGAGTATTGAAATATTTAACGCAAAACTAGTAGATCCTGACAGTGAAATAAGCGAAGCTTTTAAAAATAACCAAAAAGCAAAAAGTGTTCTACTTGCTGAAAATCTTGTAGAACAAATAGCTAGAGACTCAGAAAGAGGTAGTGTAAAGTACTCTATTACATCCGGTAATCCGGCTATAAACAGAGTAGGATTGTCACTGGAAAAATATCTTAAACAAAAATATCCAACTCTATTGGTAAAAGATCTTTTTTATGGGCAGCTAAATCTACAAGCCTTACGTACTAGAGATAAAAACGTTGATGGCATGCTTGCTACCTTAGAGGGATTATTCATTGACGAAGCATTTATCAATAAGACTAAAACAGATGATTCTAAGAAAAAAGCAGAAAAATTTAAGCTTGCTGGAAACGAGGATCTTGGTACATATTTAAATAACAGAGTAACTAATGCTGCAGGAGATATTGCTAACATGTTCGGTGTAAACCCTAAAGATATTTCTTTTAGAAACCCGTCTTCAAATCTTATTACAGAAGTTGATAGAGGTCTTGAAAATCTTTTAGTATCTTTAATAGAACAAAAAGGTAAAGCAGAAGGCATAAATTCTTTTATTCGTATGGTACAGCCTGGTATGGCCGCGGGCACTGGACAGAGTATTTACGGCAACAACAAAGGCTTTAACGCTTTTTTAAATAAGTTAGCTAAAGGAAATACTGATAACGCAAAATTAATAAAATCAGCTATTGAAGAAGCCGGCTTAACCCTTAAGGAAAACAAAAACAAAAAAGGATTTACTTTTTATTCTAAGGAAGGCAAAACAACATCTATTTTAGTCCAAGAGGCTAATGCCCCTGACATTAAAAGCTTAATAGAAAAATTAATATTTGACGTAAAAATTAAAGAAAGAAATAAACTAAGCGAAGATAGCGCAGAAACTTTTTTAGGCCTAGTTGATCAGCTGAAAAAATTAACCAATAAGCCTAAAGGAGGAATTAGTCCTTTAGCAGCAACTGTTATACTAAATTCTCAATCAAAATCAATGCGCTCTGCCGCCAAAACTCTTGGCAAGATAATGTTTTTTTATAGAGGAGACGGGCAAACAGCTGCAGATTATACTTTTGAGCACGGGACGCCTACCAAGCAACTTTTAATGGCTGCCGCTGCTTATATAAATGGTTATGGTGTCACGGAAAAGCAATTAAAAAGCATTGTTGAAAAAAGCAATATAACAATCTTGCCTAAAAATATAGCTAAAGCTATAGACTTTCTTTATCAATATAAGTTTCCTAACGCAGATTCACTAGCTAAAACAAACCCAGGTTTTGATAGGTACTTTAATGATTATGTTAGCAATTTATATAAAGGTTTTACAAGTGAAAGCTTAATAAACCTGCAAAAAAAATATACAAATTCAAAAGTAAACATCCTAAAAGTAGATAAGCAGCTTTCAAAAAGCCTAGCGTCTCCGTCTTATACTAGAAACATAAATGCACAAAAAGCCATAGAAAACGGAAAAAGCTATAGTTATTCCACTACACCTAAAGGTATTAGTGTATTTGACTTTGACGACACGCTAGCTCGCACGAAAAGTAATGTGCTATACGTTATGCCTGGCGGCCCGTCTAAAGTTACAGAAAAAGAATTTAGTAATTTATCCAAGCAAGAAAAAGTATACTATCACGGTACCTCTGCGGTAGTAGACCAAAAATTTGTAAATAAAGAAATAGTTAAAGATTTTCCAGAAGGAGCATCCTCATTTAGTGTTCAAATGCAAGGGCTGGGCAAGCATTATACAAAAAGTTTAGATAATGCAAAGTCTTTTATAGATCATAGAAACAGAGAAGATAACACGGGAACAGTTGCAGCTGTATCTATATCTGCTAATAATCCTAAGCAATTTAAGACCTACCAGGATCTTTTAAATGACATTAAAAGTACTGTTAAAAATAAAGATATATCTATTTCTGAAAGAAATAAAGAGTATTTAAACATCTTAAAAAGCGAAGGGTTTGATTCCATAATTTATAAAGAGGGGCCTAGTTATAATCCTGGCAAGAAGAGTCTAATGGCAGAAGCTGTTATTCCTTTTAATAGCACAAAAAAATTAATAGGGTCTGCGGATTATAATCAACGTAATGAAGGAATCGTACAAGGATCTGCGGTAGCTGTAAAACAAGGCAAGCTAAACGCAGCTCAATTTGCCGCTAAGTCCGAAGCTATGCTTGAGCAAGGAGCTGAGTTTGACTTCAGCGAATTTAGCAAGGTAATGAAAGGGGAGTTAGGCCCGCTGTTTAGCGAAGCACAAAAGAAAGAAGGCAAGTATACTAATAAAGATATATTTGTTTTAACCGCAAGACCGGCAAATTCTGCTAAGGCAATACATGAATTTTTAAAGTCTGAGGGCTTAAACATACCCTTGAAAAATATAACTGGTCTAGGCAACGGATCACCTAAAGCTAAAGCTGACTGGATGGTTGGCAAAATAGCCGAAGGTTATAATGATTTTTACTTTGCTGATGATCACTTAGGTAACGTTAAAGCTGTAGGTAAAGCGCTTAAAGGCAAAGGCGTTAAAGGACAAACGGAATTGTCTATAGTAGATTTTAAAAATCAACCTAAAGCTGTAAGAGATATACTTAACACGTTTGATGTTAAAGGTAAAACGCAAAGGTCTAGAGTTAAGTTTAGTAACTCCATGAACAAAACCATGAACGACATGTTAGAGAGAGCTTCCGGTATTCCATCTAGAAAACGATTAACTAGAGTTGAAGCATCGGAGCTAGGTAAAAGAAAAGGTAGATTTAAGCTTTGGATGCCGTCTACACTTGATGATTTTAGAGGGCTTACTTCTTTTACGTTTGCAGGTAAAGGAAGACAAGGAGATGCTGATCAAAAGTTTTTTGAAGACTTTTTAATAAAACCATACTTTAGAGGAGTAGGAAACATAGAGAGGGCCAAACAATCACTTAAAAACGGATTCACTGCGCTTAACAAGCAATTCAAACCTGTGTTAAAAAAGCTAGGTAAGAAAATACCGGGCATGGCATATACTCATGATCAAGCATTGCGTATATACTTATGGAATAAAGCAGGTTACGAGATTCCCGGTCTTACTAGAAAACAGGAAAGACAATTAGTTAAATTTATAGAAAACGATGCCGATTTGCTGGCTTATGCTAATGGAGCATTAAGAGTATCACAAAGAAAGCAATGGTCAAAACCTGACGATTACTGGAATGCTCAAACAATACTTTCTGATCTTAATAACTTTACAGAAAAAGCCGGTAGAAAAGAATACATACAAGAATTTATACAGAATGTTGACTTAATATTTAGCGAAAACAATTTAAATAAAATAGAGGCTATATACGGTAAAGACCATAGACAGGCATTAGAAAATATAATAGAAAGAATGAAATCTGGCGTAAATAGAACTCAGAGATCTTCTGCTAATAAAAATGAAAATGCTTTTAATACATGGCTAAACAATTCTATTGGTGCTATAATGTTTTTCAATAGGAGATCAGCATTACTACAATTGCTTTCTACTGTTAACTTTGTAAACTGGAGCGACAATAATCCTATGAAAGCTGCTGCCGCATTTGCTAATCAAAAACAATTCTGGGCAGATTTTGCAATGATATTTAATTCACCAAAGCTTAAGCAAAGAAGATCAGGACTAAATACCGATGTAAATGCCGCGGAAATAGCTAGTGCTGTTACAGGAGCGAAAGATAAAGCTACAGCAGCTCTTAGTTATTTGCTTAAAATAGGTTTTACGCCTACCCAAATGGTTGATAGTTTTGCTATAGCCGCTGGAGGCGCTACGTTTTATAGGAATAGATTAAATACTTACTTAGGCGAAGTTGACGCGGACGGTAAAAAAGTTTACACAGAAAAACAAGCTGAAGAAAAAGCTTGGGAAGACTTTAGTGAAACATCAGACCCAATACAGCAATCAGGAGATCCGGCTTTAATATCTTCAGATCAAGCAGGTACGCTAGGTAGGGTTGTGTTAAACTTTATGAATACACCTATACAGCTTAATAGAACCATAAAAAAATCATTTCTTGATCTAGTGAATAGAAGAAGGACACCAGGCATGACACAAGCTCAAAGTGATTTTTCTAATGTTAGCAAAATGATATATTACGGTTTTATACAAAACGCAATATTTTCTACACTTCAAGCGGGTCTATTTGCTCTTATACCTGGATTTAACGATGATGACGAAGAAAAAACTGAAGAACAACTACAGGCTGAAAAAGATAACAAGTGGATGTATACATTAAACTCTATGATAGACACCACTCTTAAAGGTGGATTTGGTATACCCGGAGCAGTTGTTTCTACTATAAAAAATGTTATAATAGAATGGAAGAAGCAGAATGACCGAGGATTTATGGCGGATGATTCTAAAACCCTATTAGCATTTCTTAACCTATCGCCTGCAGTAGGATCTAAAGGGCGAAAAATAGTAAGCGGTATTAAAACTTTAAGGTACGAGGAAGGCGTTATAGACGAAAGAGGATTTGACGTAACCATAGACGGGAAATTTAATTTAAGTCCAGCCTGGAATGCTGCAGGAAATTTAGTTGAGGGCGCAATAAATATACCACTAGCCCGTGTAGTTGACGAAGTAAATTCTATAGTTGAGGCATTAGATTCTAGAAATACAGTGTACCAAAGAATAGCTTTAGCATTAGGATGGAAGTCTTGGGCTGTTGGGGCTAAGAACGAAGAAAACGATTTGATTAAAGTTGTAGCTAAATATAGAAAAAAATTAGATAATAAGGAAAAAAGAAGAAAAGAAAAAGCGAAAGAAAAGCTTGAAGAAATGAAAGCTGAAGCTCGCGCAAACAAATAACTATGAACTTACCAATAACAACTAGAGTATCTAAAGCAAGGTGCGGCGTAAAAGCCCCTAAGGGTATGGAAATATCTATGAATGCAGATGGCAGCGGAGGCGCTGTGCCTGAGCGTAATCCATCACCTGCTAAACAACTAAAAAGGTCTGAAAAAGTAAGGGCTAAATCAGAAAGAACAGCGGCTAAAGGCCGAAAAGCTGTTGACGAGGGCAGAAATAAAAAAGCTACACGTTTATTAAAAAGAGCTGCTAGACAAGAAAACCGCTCTATAAATATAGAAGAAAGGGAAGAGGACTACGATTTAAAAAGAAGAGGTTTTAACAACATGTCTCGCGACGGAATAGCATAAAAATAAAAATATGAGCATAAGTGAAATAAAACTATACATAATAAACGGCAGCACATTAGGAGTAACTACTTTTATGGGTATAGAGGATTGGTTAAAAATTATATTGCTATTAATAACCATAGGATATACTATTTCAAAGTGGGCAACCTTAAAAAAGAAAAAATGATATTAACTGATAACTTTAAATTAGAAGAGTTCCAATGCAAGTGTGGCTGTGAAATGCCCCGCAATGTAATAGAAAACATATTTAAGCTGTCAGATCAATTACAAGTCTTAAGGGATATATATGGATCTATACATATTAACAGTGCGTATAGATGTGAAAGCCACAACGGAAGCATCGGTAGTAATTCTACAAGTCAGCATGTATTAGGCAAGGCCGCAGACATAACCGCAGAATTAACACCTAATGAGCTAGCGGATGTTATAGAAGAAGACATAGATAATAATGTGGTAAAGTTCGGTGGCTTAGGTAGATACAATACGTTTACCCATGTAGACATCCGAGATAGCAAAGCAAGATGGGATAACACTAAAAAATAAATTATGAGAACAAAAGGTATAGGGCCTCAGGGTCTAGGCATAAAGGGTAATAATGGATACAGTATAGGATCTCCAGCTAAATTTAAGGCACATAAAATGCACAGCAAATCTGGTAAAACAGTAATGGCTAATACTAAACAAGAGCACTTAGATTTAAAGGAAAAAGGCTATGGACATACACCTAGTCCCGCTAAGAAAAAAGATGCTTGTTATACTAAAGTAGCTGCAAGATACAAAGGAGGAAACTCAGCGTATAGAAGCGGAGCTATGGTTAAGTGTAGAAAAGTAGGGGCTGCTAACTGGGGAAACAAATCTAAATAGTATGGCTTTTAAGATGAAACCTTCCCCTCTTAAAAATCTAAATCGCTGGTTTAAAGAAGAATGGGAAACGCCAAGCGGCAAGAAGGATTATAAAGGCGGTGAAAATACATTTAGACCCACTAAAAAAGTTTCAAAAAATACACCGGCTACCTGGAGTGAGTTAACACCTGCTCAAAAAGCCGCAGCTAAAAGAGAAAAGAACACAAAAGGAAGAGTAAGTAAATATAAAAAATAAACTAATATGTACAACGGATTTAAAGGAATAGGGCCTAGGGGATTAGGCGGCGGCAAAGAAGAAGGTTGTCATGACTGCGATTCACCTGCTAAAATCAAGGACGCTGCTTACGAAAAGTCAAATCGTAAAATGAGGTCTAAATATACTAAAGAAACAGGAAAGACATTAGGTAGAAGACATTTATCAGGCACTAGCCCTAGAAGAGTTTCATTTGCATGCAGATTTGCGGGCATGAAAGGAGCCATGAAAGACGAAAAAGGTGAGCCAACAAGGAAAGCAATGGCGTTAAAAAAATGGGGATTTGGTAGCGTAGGCGCTGCATCTAGTTTTTGTAGTAAACATAAAAAATCATAAACATGGAAAAAATATTTCAGCTAATAGAAAGTTACGGTTTGTCTGTTGTTTTATTAATAGGCGCTTTGTATGTTCTATATAAATTTACTTTTTTTAGCATAAAAGAAGTTAAAGTAGGATTTGAAAAGCGACACGAATCCTTAAGAGAACAAATGAATGAGGTAAAAGAAAAGCTGAATATTATTCTTGAATTTATTAAAAAAAAATAAAAACTAAAAAAAATGGCATACAATGGATTTAAGGGGATAGGACCCAATAAGTTAGGCGCCAGCCCTTTTAAACAACTTAAAAACAGCAATAAAGGCAGAATTAAAAGAGATTCTATAAAAGTAGATAGAATTTTTAGAAACACTGTGTATAAAAACCCCAAAGGGAGGATAGATAATCCATTTGTGACAACAACAGATAATTCGCCTGAAGGTAGAGCTAGAGGGCAAAAGTTCTCTAAAGACAACGACTTTAAAGGGTGGAAAGAAATGAAAAAACTTGAAAGCCAACAAGATAAAAAAAATAATACCGGTAGACCTACTCAAAGAACTTCGGCTCAAAAGAAAGCACTGACTAATGCTTGGAATTATACTAATATTTATAACAAAAAATATAACAAATAAATTATGGCATACAATGGATTCAAAGGAATAGGTCCTAGGGGATTAGGGACTAGTCCACTTAAAAAATTAAGAAAAGCACACAGCGTAAAGGTGAACGAGGCTAATGCCCCAACCTATGGCAGAAAACCTGCCTTCAAACATACTCGAGCGGATGTATCTCCAGCTAAACAATTAAATCAAAGAGATATTGCGCCTACTGAAAAGAGGGAAGACGGTAAAGGCTTAAGAAAAATGAATAATAAAGAGCTTTATATACGCGACATGAAAAAGCAAAATGATAGTCTTAGGAAATTACCTAGGACTGATCAGCATCATTTGCCAACATTTGATACCAGCACCAAGGAAGGCCTTAAAGCAAAGAAAGATTTTTATACTCCTTCGCCCAAAAATGAAAAATTAAGAAAACTTAGAAAATTAGGCGATAAGCTTAGAAAAAAACATAATATATGAAAAAACTAAAAAGCTATTGGAATAAGCTAATGTATTGGCTTATGTTTAAGAATTATAATGAATAAAAAAAAGGGGTTTCGTATAGAAGCCCCTTAATTTTTTAACCGTCACACGCGAGACAGTCTTCATCCATTGCTTTAGCGGCAATGTCACCGCGCAGCACGGATTCAGTACGCGTATAGTATAAAGTTTTAACACCTTTCTTCCATGCTTCTATATGAACTTTATTAAGCCATTTAGGAGTTGCTATCGCAGGAAACGCTAAATTCAAACTAACAGATTGATCTATATACTGTTGTCTTAATCCGGCCTGGGTAACCAATTCCAGCTGATTGATCTCTTTAAATGTTTTAAAAACTTCTTTGGCAGGTATGTTATGATCACCCACGGTAATATTATCCAGCCCGTTAATATTCTGAATTGAACCATTGTCATCCAGTATTTTATTCCACGTTTCTTCATTATTTAAGTTATGTTTAGTTAAAACTTTAACAAGAGTCGGATTCTTCCTAATGAAAGTACCTTTTGCACTTTGATCCGTAAAAACATTTGCAGCCCACGGCTCAATACCTGGCGACACATTCCCACTAAGCTTGCTATTGCTAACAGTAGGAGCAACAGCACGTAAATGAGTATTACGCATACCAGTTCCAGCACACCACAGAGGCTCTCCGTAAATCTCTGCAAGGTCCATAGATGCTCTTTCGCTTTCGATTTTAATTTGCGAAAATATTTTCCTAGTTTCAAACTGAGAGAGTAAGCCTTCGAAAGGAATACCTTTCTCTTGGAGATATGTATGCCATCCAAGGACTCCCAAGCCCAATGCTCTCCCTTTCTGCGCAGATCGAACAGCATTTTCGAACCCGCGTAACCCCTTGGCTCTTTGAATAAATTCCTCCATAACTCCGTCAAGAAAGAACGTAGCGTCATAGATAAGGTTAGTATCCTTCCATTCTTCATATTTAGCTAAATTTAATGATGATAAGCAACAAACAAAGCTATGGCTTTCATCGGTGTGTAATGTTATTTCACTACATATATTAGTCATGTGAACTTTTAATCCATTATCTTTATATGCTGGTGGATTCGCTTTGTTAACGTTTCCTTTAAACATAATATACGGCTCTCCAGTTGCTTTTCGCTTTCTAAGTAGTTTACTCCATCTAGTCCTTGCCTCTGCATCTCCTTGTTCAAGTTTACGCATAAATTTGTCACCCACAATTGCGCATTGATGTAAGTTAAGCGACTGTCTGTTGACATCCCCTTTAGGTTCTCTAATTTCAAGCCACTCTTCAAAATCGGGGTGATCGATGTTAATATTAACACTAGCAGCTCCTCGTCTAACTGATCCTTGATTTGTGGCAAGTATTGTTGAGTCATATATTTTGCAAAAGGGTACGACTCCGTCTGATGTTCCATTTCCTGTAATTTTAGCACCGGCGGGTCTAATCATGTTAACTCCAATGCCAACTCCACCGCCATGCTTAGCGAGTAACATCATTTCTAAATTCTTTTGTCCTATGTCCTGTAT